ATAGATCGCGGTGGTGACAGTCGCAGCACACCACGGTTGAGCCTGTGCGCCCGTGAAGTAACCGAAGTAGGTATAGTTAGCGCTTCCCTTGTTCAGAGGGAAAACGGACTTGTCACGGCTCGATGCATAAGCGGAGGTGGCTTTCTCATAGTAGTTGAGATAGTATTCCATCGCCGCAACAGCCTGTGCCGCTGTGCATTTACTCATTTGCGCCACCTCTGTGCAGTTCGGCAATCAGCGCTTCACCCGCGCCCGTGATGATTTTGTCGATGTCGGCCCCCGCCGCGATAAGCAGGTGCATTGACGGAGCAGACATTTTCTCCTTGGCTCCGTTCAAGAGCATAACGCCGAGGCCGTTGATTTCGTCCTGCGTCAACTTGCCGTCAGCGGATGCCGCTTTGAGGCCCTCCACAACGGTCTGCTGGAGTTCCATGACGGTAATCTGTGCCGCAGAAATCAGCTCGTCCGTGGCCGACTGAATCCCGGCAAGCTCCTGCCGCTTCGCCAGTTTTGCCAGAAGCCACGACCCGAACACGCCGATGGCTGTCACCGCGAGAGTGGTGAGCACCTGTGCCGCAACCTCGATGATTACGTTAGTCATTTCAATTCCTCCTTAATAGGTGATACCGTGAGGCTCGTCGTCCTCGATTTCTTCCGGCTCGTCTTCCTGTGCGTCCAGCACTTCATAGAACGCTTCCTTTGCGGCATCGCTGAGCCAACCGTACCGTTCATCGTCCTCAATCAGCGTGATGGCGTAGTCCTCCGAGAACTCGCCCCGCTTGACGCAGTTGATGAACGCATTGATTACCCTCTGTTCACGCTTAGTCATTGTTTTGTACCTCCTTAATCAAGCACAAGGGCTTGGAGTTCTGCTATCTTGTTGTCGATGTATGTTTTTGTGTCAGCAACATACTCCACGGACACATCGCCCGTGTCGCTCCAGATATTATTCGCGCCGAGCAACGATTTAATGTTTGGAGCCGTCAGGTCGTATTCAATCGGCGTGGCAAGCTCATAGCAAAGATAATGTCCTGCGACCCCGGCCTTTAGCGCCGCCGCCGTGGAGTATCTGGCGTCTACCACATACACACGGGAAGACGATGCGTTGCCTGTGACTTGATAGTTCGTCATGCCGGACACGCTTGCGGCGGTGTTGTCGAAATAAATATCGCTGTATATCTGCCGCCCGAACGCCCTGTCAAGTCCGTCATATCGGTAAATCGTAAGACCGCCAGTCGTAGTACTAGAATGAGTTTCCCAGTCGAGCGTTCCCATGTCCACAAGAGCCCATGTGACGGTCAGCTTGCCCGTAGTGGCATCAAACACACCACCGTATACGGTGGTTCCGAAACTTACAGCATACGTCGTCCCGTCCTGTGCATTCTGCGTAGGAGACACGACGATGTTCGCGCCCGTCCATCCGTTAATCGGAATAACGTTTGACGGAGACGGAGTCCCGGATGCCTGATTGCGACTTATGGAAACGTCAAGTGCGGCAAACGCCGCTCCGTCTGCACCGTCTGTGAAGGATGCGATTGCCCCGGATACCTCCTCGGTGATGGGCGGCGCTACCAGATACCTATCAGGCAGGTCGGGGAAATTGATTGAGTTAAGAGGTTTTGCCATGATGCCCTCCTTATACCTTCATCGCCAGAATCTTCGTGGGAACGGCGTAGTTGTTGCTTGCCGTGATTCCAGATGTATTTGCTCTCTGTCCATTGGCGATGGAGATAGTGTTGTTGGATTTGTCGATGGTGACGTAACGGTAGACGTATGTCAGAGCGGACGCTGCCGTGCTTGACACAGACGGACACGCTACGATGGTTTCGTTATCTCCGACATACACCCACGTTCCCGCTCGTCTAGTCGGTGTCGAGGTCGTCCAAGCCACCTCGACATAGAAGAAGTTGAACAGGCTCATGTCCGTCACAGGGTCGTCTGCCGTTGCCGGAGTTTTCAGCGTCAAATTCTGTGCTGCCATCCCCTGCGACGGGTCGCTGTTCTCCCAGATGACGCGAGGAACGGACAGACCAGTAATCTCGCCGTATGTCTTCGTCCACGTCGGGTAGAAGTTGTCGGTAATGCCGTCAACGAACGTCATCCTGTCAGGCTCGGACACAAGGGCATTACCGTTGACCCCCTGCCATAAGACCTGTTGCATTCCGGCATAAGATCCCGCGTAGATGTTTGCGTCGTACACAAATCCGTCCGGCACAAGATAGCCGTTGCTATCGACCGTCCACCCGCCGATTTTGACGCTTTTCGACGAAACATCCGCTTTGAACAGCACGCTGTCATTTGCATCCTTTACCGTCAGAGCACCCGTCGTGATTTTGTCTGCGCTGAGGTCGCCAACCGTGAAGGTTTCGTTCAGTAAATCTACCTTCCAATCGCCGTTGGTGATGGCTCCTGTCAGCTTCGCCACGTCAATCGAATCTGCCCGGATTCTTGCAACATCCAGAAATCCCGCCGTGATGTTTTCGGCGGCGATATTGCCAATGGTCAGCGTTCCGTTGGTGAGATTAAGCTCCCATCCGGCGTTGCCTTGGTCGATGATGCTTCCTGTCAGTTTGTCAACGGAGATGGAGTGCGCGGTAATCCAGTCGGCATCAATGCCGTGCGCCTCCAGCGTGTCGATGACGGCTGTTCCGATTTCTGCCCAATCGACCTTGAGCTTGTTGATTCGCACCAGTTCGTTTGTCTGGCTCGCAATTTCTTTTTCCGTCGTGGTTGTTTCGGACGGCCTGTAAACATTTGTGCCGGAAGATCGCAAAGTAGCGCCGCTCGACGACAGTGTCATCGTGAACACGGGAGTGATAAACGATATTCCCTGTGCGTCCGTTACGGATACAAACTCGCCGGAGCGGAACGGATTTTCGTTCGGGAAAAGCTGAATCTCCGCAAAGCGATATATCGGAAGATCGATCATAACCGACAGGATGTTCTGTGCAACAGACACATACGTCGCTTCAGCCGCATCGGTCAGAAGGAGGTTATTCGCTATCGTCAGTGAGTTCTCAGCAGCCGCACCGTCTTCAATAGTAACGTTGCCGTCACGGTTTGGATCGTCAGCTTTTGCGATAATGGTTAAATGACCGTCGCCGGAGTCCGTCACGGTCACGTTCAGCATTGTTACGTTACCGTCAGAATCGGGGTCTACCGCCGATATGTCTGGATTGTATTCTGGATAAGTGTACTGTGTTCCGTATTCGCCGACCGACTTAATCACAACAGAGTCAATCGACTGCACGTTGTTTCCGTCATAGCTGAGTCCGCCAAGCCTATATGCGACTTTATTCGCATCAGATCCGCCAGGATAAACGCTCCACTTCGAGTTCACGGTGTACCAGTCAAACAAAACATTTCCGTTCACGTCGCACCGAACGAATCGACACGCTATCTCCGCAGCGTACTGGAGGATGTTGCGGCAAGTGAGATTGTCTGCGTAGCACGCATTTACCTGCATGGTACTCATTGGCCATGATGCAGAACCGAGCGTCACACCCGCCACGGAGCAAGCCTCGGACACTAGGTCATACACGGTCATTGGGAAACTGCTCTGCATAGACTCCAGTTTTGCGGAGAAGTCCGTGTCCAGTTTCCGCACCGCGTCGTATGCGACGAAGCTGTACATTCCGATTGAGGGAACGGACGGCTCCGCGTAAAAAACGCCTATCAGCGTATCGTTTCCATCGGGATCCACCTGATAGTAGGTAAGTGCCTCACCAGAAGCAGGTGCATCCGAGTTCGTCCCATAAACACGCACGTTAATGTATGAAGACGACACGCATCCGGGACGCAGACTTTCTCCCGCGTTTACAGTTTCCGAGTAGGTGACGGACTGGATATTCTCAATCTCTGTTCCGTTTCTGCGGACGATTTTACTGAGCATTGTCCGTCACCTCACTTTTCGATCACGTTGATGGAGAAGTTCGTGTACACTTTGTCCCCAATCCCGTAGGAGTAGGATTCGTAACTGCACTCACCAACGCATGCGTTCATGGTGTAAGTGTAGTTGTCTTCCAGAAACGTAAACTGAAACTCCTTGCCCTGCATCAGACCCATTAGCCAGTCTAGCTCAGATCCCGTGATGGCGTTATACTTCAGAAAGACCTTTCTAACGTCTCTACGCCGCCAGTCGATGTGCATATATCCAGCTTCGTCTCGTCCCGTGCTTGGCCCCGTGATGTTACTGTGTTCCACCTTGCACGGCGTGGAGGGAATGTAGATGTGCGTGTTTCCCACCATCCAGTATCCATTGGTATCAAGTCGGTTTATCGTCACATCTACACCCCCCTTAGGCAAATGCGTTCACGCCAGTCATGCGTGTGTTCATCTCATTGTGTTTACGGACAGAGCGGTAAAGCACCTCGCCGTCAAGGTATGTGTCACCGCCTACGTCCGAATCGTTCAGAGCGCGAAGGAAAGCGTTGTACAGCACGTCCTCGTTTATGTCCGGCGTGGAATAGGCATTGGCACCGGACACACCCGCAGCAATCGCGGCGGCTATCTGAGATGCATTGAGTACCTCGGTTCGCCCTCCAATGTGCCCGACGATTTCGGGGCCAGCCTCACCGGCAATGAACATACTTCCGTGACCGGGCAGACCGCCAGATGCATACTGAGGGATGTTGTGCCATACGCCGCCTCGGAAAATACCGCCAAGCGCCATCTTCTGCAAATTCACATGGTATTTGCCGGATACGCCAGAGGCATCAATGTTTGTTAGCTTGGCAGTCATGTCGAGTTTGTTGTAACCCTTGCTGTTAAAATCAGAGCTCCTCTGTGAATATGTAAGATAGGCCGTCATGGAGAGTAGGTTCTGGTTGCGTGATGTCCAGTCGGTCGCTTTTTGTGCTGTCTGCAACACACCGATCATGCCCGTTATCTTATCCTGCTGTCTGGCGTAGAAATCAGAACTTTTCTGCGCTTGGTCGAGTACGCCTGTCATGCCGGAGATTGTGCTGTCAAAGGTACTCGCCCTTTTCCAGTCGGCAAGACCGGCCCTCATGTCACCGATGTTTTTTTGTGCAGACGGAATGTTGTCCTTTGCTTCTGTCATGTTGGCTGTGACATCCACTTCTATTGGGTCAACATAGTCCAGGTTCAGCCAGTCTGCGAGTTTAGGAGCTTTTTCCTTAATGATATCGACAACATTGTTCCATAGGTTCGCGGCAAAGTTATATACTTTCGTTTTGAAGTTGCTCCACTTATCTTCGCCAAAAACAGCTCCGAACAACGCGTCCGCAAAGCCCCATGTCAGTCCAAGAACGGCTTTGATTGCTTCCCACAGAAAGTTGTCTATTTTTTGTGCTATTCCTGCCCAGTCAACGTTTTCAACAAACTCCAGTAGTTTATTGAATAGATTTTGCCCCATAGCAGCCCAGTCTTTTGACTGGAACCATTCTGTTCCCTCGCTCAATGCGCCCTTGATAAAGTCGCTAATAGACCGCCCGATAAGTCCCCAGTCGAGTCCGCCGAGAAATCCGATGATGGTGTCGATGATGGCGGTGAGCTTCTTTACGGGCAATCTTCCTGCGATGTCAAAGTTAATGTGGGAGATGGCCGCGTTGACGTATTCCGAAATTTTGGTTCCAAGGTTTGTGAAGTTGATTTCATCGAGTGTCCAATACTGGATACCGAACAGGGCGTTAATAAACTTGCCGGTCTTGATTCCCGCGCCTTCCCAGTCGATTTTGTTTTCGATGAGGTCGTTGATCTTGCCGCCGATGAATCGACCTACATCGTCCCAGTCGCCGTTCACCCATGCGTCCTTCACCATCTGCGCGAAGTCGGCAATCTCCTGGTTGAACGCTTCGCGGGTTTCAAACATCCCGGAGTAGTCTGTGCCGGACGCACCGCCGCCACCGCCTCCGCTGTTCTGGTCGGGCAAGACGTTCAGCTCATCGAACGGGGCGAGATAGTGAAGGGCTTCCTTCGCCGCAGACCCCGCAGCGCTTGCGTTTTCGGCATACTGCTTGGCGACCTTGTTGGCTTTCGTCCAGTATGTGGCTCCGGTCAGTTTGGCAAAGAGCTGGTTAATGGCGTTCAGAAGTCCAACGATTTTATCAATGACAAAATCGATTGCCGGGGCAAGGGCGTTAAGCAAAGGAGCTACCGCCGCGCCGATGGAGTTCTTCAAATACAGGAACGACGTGGACATCATGTCCATGCTTGCAGCAAATCTTCCGTCTGCCATCTGGCTCCATCCGTACAGGTTCTTGATGCCCTCGCTGAACCCTTCCGTGATTTCGCGGATGACGGAACGGATCATGCGGTAGAAAACGATGCGTTTGAATGCCGCGCCGACCGAACCGAGCTTCTTCGCAAATTCAGCAACCGGCGATACGGCTCTCTTCATTGCCGAGCGGAACAGATTCATGCTCTTTGAGGAGGAACGGGTTGCCGGAGATAGCTTTTTAAGCGAGGATCTGAGCTTTTCGATTGCCCTGTGTGCCGTAACGGTGTTTCCACGAATCTCAAACTCCAGCCCTGTCATTTTGTTCATTGTCGCCTACCTCCTTTCCTTCGTTTTTGTGACGCGATTTGTTATATTCGTCCGCGAACAGAGCGATCTTCTCTTTCATGCGTTCGTAACGCTTGCGCTCTTCGCGTTCTTCGCGCTGTCTTCTGTCGTCTTCGTCAAGGTCGTAAGGCTCCTTGGTGTAGTTCTGCGGACGCTTCGCTTTGCTGAATGCCCGAAGGATGGGAGACACGGCACACAAAGCATCGTAGAAGTACCGACCTTGTAACCACGCCATCGCGTTCTGTTCGGACACTTTCAGCTTGTGCGCCATCTTGTACTGACGATGTGCTCTCACATCCCCGTCCCAGAACTGGTGGTACGTCATGCCGTAGACGAGATACTGCGGACAAGCCTGTTCAAAAGCGTCCATTAACGACAATGGGCGGGATATATTACCATCCCGCCCGTTCGCGGACTGTGACCCGTCGTTTAGGTCATAGTCCAGTTTGCGTTTCCCTCGTCGTCGTCTTCCTCATCGACAAGCGCCTGAATCGCGTCGAGGTACATATCAACGAGCGCCTTGATGAAGTCGTTCTTCTTCGTGATCTGCTCGTAAATTTCGTCTGTCTGCTTCCGCGTCATGCCTTTGTGGTGGCGCTGGAAAGCTCCGTTTACCAGAAGCGGGATCATCGTCCCCGGCTTGCTGTCCACTTCAAACACGTTCAGTCCGTTGCGCTCGGCCATGCCAGCCGTGCGAAGCGTGTATTCGAGAGTGTATTTCTTGTTGTCGATAGTGAAAACGATCTGCATACTGAAACCCTTCCTTTATTCAGATTAAGTACCGAGGGAGAACTCCATGTCGGTGATGGGGGCAACGTGGATCTGCATCTCACGCGCCTCGTCCACGCCATGACCGACGATGCCCACGTCCAGATACGCCTGGAACTTCCAGATTCCGTCCGCACCGGTCGGGGTCACGGTGGTCGCGCTCACCGTACCGCCGAAGTAGATGGCGAGGTACTGCGGCGTACCGGCATAGCCTTTGAGGGTCTGGTAGGTGGCGGGGATGTAGTTCGCCGTGAAGGTCATGTCGCCGCCGGAGTCTTTCAGACCGAGGATGTAGTGATGGGAGTCCGACTGGAGGTCGGTCACATCGATGGTGTTCAGTTCATTCAGGAAGTCGGGGTAGTCCTTGATGGGGCAGAGATCCGTATAGGTACTGCCGCTGTCAGCCGACCGCATGAGGAACGTCAGATAAGTGTTCTGGGGAGAAGTCGAAGCAGCCATAGTCTGTTCTTCCTTTCGTTAGAATGCATAGTAGTACGTCCCGTCCGTCTTCATGCGGTATCGAGCCGTAACCATATAAATTTTGGATTGCGAGTCGTAGTAGCCCTCTACACGGGCTATACGCCTCGCGTTTTTTCGACGCATAACATCGTCTATGGTGGACAGGATGGAAATGCACTCTTCACGCTTCCCTTCCTGTTTATTGGAATAAACCGTTATTTCATACATCAGCGACGTGACGTTTTCGCGGAGCCGGTTGTCTCGGTAGCGTTCGTCCTCGTAGCTGTCCGCTTCGACGAACATCACCGTAGGGAACTTAGACGGGGCGTTTATCCTCTCGCCCGTCACGAACGTTTTGGGATAGGATGCGCGAACAGCGGTTGCAACGTCCGTATAGTTTCTATTGAAAATATCAATCACTTGAATACCTCCGCTGCGATTTCCTGTATCCGCTGTTCCAGTTCCTTCTCCGCGTTATACATTCCCATACTCGGCGCGTTGCCGACGGAATGCTCGATGCCCGTGGCTTCCTGCACGGCTTTGGGAAGATACCATCCGTTCGGATTATCCCAATGCCCTCTTCCCGGATAAGTGCCAGGGCCGAAGCCCATCGGTTCGGGATGCCCGTAGCCGAGGAGATAACCGGCACCGAACTCCAGAAACAGGACGGACTGACCCACCGCAACGACGGCGGTTCGCAGTTCCCCTCTTGGTTCGATGTACACCGTTACGTCCTTCACGCCGTCATACGCGGCGATGTCGAACGTAAACCGGGCGATCTCCATGCCCTCCTGCGCGAGTCTTGTCACAAGCTCCTGCGCTTTGCGGTTCATTTCACGTTCGTATTCGTCCAGAGCCTTAAGGATCCGCTCAATGCCCATCACGGAAAACGGAACGGATATGTGTTTCACGACACATCGACCTTTCGGATGGCGATACTGATGCTGTTGAGGCTCTTGGCGATGCCACGGACAACGTAGTCATACGGCTGCGGCGGTGTCGTATCAACGTACAGTACGGTGTTCTCGTCGATGGGGCAGCTCATGTCTGCCGTGACAATAACCTTGTCGTAGTTATCGAGATTACCGAACTGTTCCGTGATGGACGCGCCTGTTGCCGGAGAGATGTTCGCAGACATCTTCACGGGATCTCCGTAGCCCATAGACTGTCCGCCCGTCTCTACCGTATTCCCCCATTCGTCCGTAGTCTCGATGGGTTCAACCTCTTCGTACAGTCTGTACCAGAACGTCCGTGTGTTGCGTTGAAGATTTCTCATACAGCACCCACGCGGACAATCGCGTAAACGTTCTGGTGGATGTAATCGAGCATATCCGCGTACTTGAACGCGCGCTGGATGCCGTTCTCGTTGTGCGTCGTCTGGCCTTCGGAACCTGCGTGGGTGTACCCGGCGACCACAGCGTAGATCTGTGTCACGGCGTAGCGTTCGGGTACTGCCACCACATCATCCGGCACACCGCCGATCTGGTGGTACATCCACGCTAGGATCTCCTTCTCGGACAGGTTGAGATATGTGTTGAGCTTTTCGTCGGACGGCAAGGCACCGCCGTCGTCCAGCAGCGTTTTAAGCGTTGTCAGCTTTTCCGCACTTGTCATAGGTCAGCACCTTGCCTTTCGACTTACTTCTTGGAGTTCTTCTTCGGCTTCTCCGGTTTCTTCTCCACCGGTTCGGGAGGGAAGACCTCGGAAACGAACTCCTTTTTCTCATCCTTTGCCGCCTCTTCCAGATGGCGGTGAAGAAGCATTCCCATATCAGGACTTCTTCGCGATGCGGATGATCTTGGACATATCGTACAGATACGCCGCGAAGTGCTTGGAGGCGGTCATGACGGTGGAGAACTTGAGGATGTCGCGGTCAACCTCCACCAGAGTGTCACGCTTGAGGATGAGGCGCAGCGCACCGGGCTTCACGATGAAGATGTCACCGGCACCGGCAGCGGTGTTCTTGAGCTTGTTGCTCACCATGACCTGGCAGCCCTGATACTCACCGACCACGCCACGAACGGCGATACCGGCGGCCATCTCGGACGCGGGAATCCAGGAGTTGGTATTGCCGCGCATCGCGGTGTACACAGCGGGATTGACAAGAGCAACCTTTACGCCGTCGATGTCCTCACCGAACAGCTCCAGAGCGGCGGTGATGTCGGTATCGGCCGGGTAGGTCGTAGTGGTGGAAGTCTCATACAGCGCGGTGGAAGCGGAGATGCTGTGCATCGCGGTCAGGAACTCGTTGTCCACGCCGGAGGCGATAGCCAGAGCGAGCTGATACGCGGACTGGCCGATGGGGTCGCCGTAACCACTCAGAACCGCCTCGTCGGTCAGCTCCAGACCCTGGGCGATCTTGTGAACCTTGACGGACGTGGTGCTGGCGGTGAGGCTCACGATGGACAGAGTGGATGCCTCGGACAGGGTGGTCGCGTCACCGATATACTCATAGTACGGCATCGTCAGCGTGTCGCCGGGGCGACCGGCCAGCGTGGTGTCGATGGTCGCGAGGGGCGAGAACTTCATGAGATCGACGAGCTTGCTGTCGATCAGGTCGCCCATTACTTCGGGGTTAACGAGATTGGGGGAAAGTTTAGTTTCGTTCGCCATTGGTATTTCTCCTTGTTATGTTTTGCCGGTATATTTGTGGTACAGCTCCGGGTCATCCTCATAGACTTTCAGACGCTCGGCATACTCCATCGCGTCGAACTGTTCCTGAGTGACCGTGGCTCCACCGCCGCCCGTGCCGGGACGAGCCATCGACCGCATGGCATTCTCCGCAAGCTGTTTGTCGTGTGCTTCGACAAACTCGCC